ATTAGCGTATGCAGTATAGGGAAAATTTAATTTCTCTTTTATTATACCTAATGCTTGGGTAACGGTAGAATCATATACACCAGTAGTATGTTTCTGCTCTCCTCCACTATTTTTTGCGCTTAGGCCCCCTTTAGCAGTTGTGAGGTTAGCAGCAACTCCACCTCCGCCACGATTATCCCCCCCAAAGACAGTACCAACAGTGTAGTCTTCAGAATCATGCTTAGTCAAACGACTAATGCGTATAGTGAAGCCAACGTAAGGCTGTAGCCCCTCTAAATTTATTCTAAATTCTTCAGTAAACTTAGATTTATGTATGCCTGTTTTAAGCCAGACAGGGATTTCTACACCATTTTTAATAAAAGTTCTGGCAGTTAAGCTTGCTGGGGGCTGTATAGTTTTAAACACAGGGGTACCTGTGCCAGTATTTACAGCTATCTCTAAATGGTAGGCTACTCCTGCCCCGTAGTAACTACCAGACCTGTCCACCTGTAGGTACAGACCTCTTGGATACTGCACTATTATTTTTACTTCATCTATTTGAGATGCTTGTAGTCCTACTGCAGTAACAGTAGTATAATTATTATTAGCTGGAATAAATTTTTCTAAGTTAGCATTTCCTACTGTCATAGCAATGGAGCTACTTCCTGTACCTTCTAGAGTATCTAAAGGCTCCTGCTCTAAAGTTCCTATCGCGACTTTACAGGAAGCTTTAAAGTACTTAGAAGTAGATTCCACACTATTATTAGTAGGATTAGACCCTTCTGTTGCTGCAGTTATTCCAAATTTGTGCGTACCTGTTGCCCCCGTCCACGCATTCGCAAGAGTTATAGTATTATTTTCAATCTTTGCTATTTCTAAGAAGATATTAACCATTATAGTTCTTACCGCGTTAACCTGGTCGGGAGGAACAAGTGCGCTCTCTTGTTTAGTGTTGAACGCAGGCCCAAACCACTCCATGTAACCTGTGGATGCGTTAATACTATTAAGTCTTGTCCCGCTAAGGGTCTCTCCATTGCCCTTATCTAGCTCAATGGTCGTTAGATTGTTTGTAATTGCGAACGAATCAGGTAAGTTCTCCGCAGTACCCCAAGCTGTGTCTAAGGCAGGGGTACTTCCTACTCTCTTGTAGCCTATATGCTGACGGTGAGTCATGCTAGTAACGACTGGCCCTATGTAGGTACCAGCAAATTCGGTATCCGTATTTGTACTAAACAGGGATACGGTTCCCGTACCAGAAAAACTGTTTGGCCAAACGGTTGAGTTTGGTTGTCCTGCTGCTGGATGTGTTACTCCAATCCGAGCAACGAAGCGTGTACCTATTGAGTTATTAGGCGCTCCTATTGTTGTAAAGTCTGCTCCTCCTGAGGGTCTTGCAATTATCTTATAGTATTTTCCGTTCAACATGTCGGAGGGGGACAAAGCTGCAGTAACTTTAATTTTTTTATAACCAAATACTTGCAGGTATCGTTTTACTTCGGGCGCCGTAGTTGCCGTAAACACATTACCATTTAAAGCTATCTGCACTGCAGTGGAGCCTTGAGTTAATACAATATCTGTAGCCATATTGCGATATACAGCGTCAGTTGAAGAATCCATAGGATCATTATTTAGGAAAACACTTGCTGTCCCATTAACTAGACCGCCTATTGGGCCTTCTGAAATTATATCAGTAACAGATATGTTCTGCTCAGTAGAAGACACTACTGCCTTGCTTATAGCATCATTTTCTGCGGAATAAACTCTTCTATCTAAGGCATTAATTGATTGTTGTGGCATTATCCGTTTCCTTGTGTACTGGAAGATCCGTCAAAGTTCATATACACAGATTTCCATTTATTGGCCTGATTCGCGGCTACTTCAAAATTTATAGGTTGTCCAGGTACACGTAATTTACCGTATAAAACTGGTACAGGGTCTCCTTCTACTATGTTTTGCTGATTACCATTGAATAAGTAATTTTGCTCTTGGTCAGCATCTGTAGAAGGGTCGGGTGCCATCATTTGGTTTAGTCCCATCATGGCTAAGTTAACTGCTAAACCTGCTACAAGCATACCTGGAACTGTTAAACTACCGGATACTGCTGCGATAGCAGGAAGTGTGCCTCCTGTTGAAAGTACTAATGCGGGTACTGCTGCTTGCCCGCCTGCAAATAAAGCAGGCCCAAGAGGGGTCATAAATAAAGCTGCAAGTGCGATTGCTGCAAGTATCTTGCCTCCCCCAGATTTAGAGCCCGCAGGAATGGCTGTAATAGTAACATCCCCCTCTTGTAGGTTCATAAGCATCTCAACTTCGTACTCTAATTTAGTACTAGCTATATCTATTTCAAATCCTATATCCTTCTCTTGGCAGTCTATAATATACTTCTTAAAAGAAGGGTGGTTACAGTCTATACATCTCAGAATGTCTGATATTTTAAGCGCCTCTACTTGAAACCCTGTCCCAAATTTATCACCCATTTCCCCTTCTAAATACACATTACGCATCATAACGATAAGCTCCTTTTAAATACTTGTACCAAATTGGATAAAGACTCTCTCTGCAAGATAGCCTCTCTACTGCATGGTGGTAAAAACAATCATTGCCGATATAAACCCCACAATGGTTACCCACTTCTGCATTTACATTAAAAATTAAAACATCATTCTCTTGTATCTCTGTGATAGGTATAGGAGAGTGATTCCACTCGGAGATTATATCGTCTGTGAAATAATCTAAATCCTTTTCCCACCAATCATCCTCAAAAGGTATTCTTAGAGGGATATACACATCTACATTTTTAAGATAATCCCTCATCGCCTCGAAACAATCTGTAATCCCAAACTGGTACTCTCTACCATATAGGTCCACTGTTGTATGTTCTGGCTCTAATATCTTTAGCTCCATTTCCGGAAAGCTATAAATATAGTATGGAATTCCTAAAGCATTACAATAGTTTACATCTGCTTCGCTAGGTTCAGGGGTGGAGTCTGGGTGACTATGTACGATTGCTATAATATCTGTTGTTCTCTTTAGTTTTAAGTACTCCTGGGAGTCTATTATAAAGTCTTCTTCTTCGGTTGCAATATTTGTACAGGGAAACCACTTTTTCTTCCCTTTTACTACTGAGATAACTCCACAACCTTCTCGTGGATACTCTTGTTTAAAATGTTCTTGTATGTTATGTAGCATTATCTAAACTTCTTGCTCCCAGGAAAGCCTCCAAAGGGTAACATAGCGGTTGTGTCTACATCATCATGCGGTATACCATTAGTATTTGAGGGCACAATATGCTTAACTACCCCTTGGTATCTTATTTTACATGACTCTAGTAACTTGCCACAAACGTCCCCTCTTACCCAAACCCTATAGTCTGTTCCAGGCTCTATACCTCCGGAGTGAGAAGCAGTACATCTCCAAATAGTATTATCGTGCCTTACATAAGGGTTTCTTCTTAGGTCGCCACTAGGGTGAATAGTGTAGGCGGTGCTATTATTCCAAATAGTATATATTCGTGCAAGCTTCCATTTATTGGAAGCCGCAATGGGCGCAATAGGAGTAGGCATAGCAGCTCTAGACCTATAGTATAAAGAGGCCCCTGTAAACATTACTTGGGCATTAGCACCTATAGTTACAGCACTACTGAGCTTTACATAAGTTCCTATAACGGTAACAACCGTAATATTTGCACCAATAGTACTGTTACTAACACTGGATATTGTATCGCCTACTTGTACACCTATGTTCGCCGTTATAGCAATAGTCGTAGAACTATTGATTGCTGCTGCTGCTGTAGTAACTGTTGATTGATGGGTTACATAGTCTCCAGTAACATACCCGCCGCTGTGAGAAGCGTTATATGCCCCTTTCCATGCTGCAGTCGCTGAACCTGTAAGAAAAGAGGCAAGTACTAAAGGTTCATCATCTTTTGTGAAGTAAAAGTCATACTTCCCCTCCGCGTCTCCTTTTGGTTGAACCTGCTGACTTAAGCCCCAGCTGCAGGCACTCTTTGTTAGCCCTACTGCCCCACCTTGATATACCCAGGGGCAGTACTTACCTATAACCTGTCTATTAGGTATCCGTAACCCTCCTATATCTGCAGGGGAAGCTAATTCAAACTGAACAGTAATGGCGGATTTTGCTGCTATTCTATCTATTATAAAAACTTGTTTATCAAACTCATAAGGAGTAACTGCATCACCGTTAGCATCATGTCCGGTATACTTATGTAATGTTCTTCTACGAGTAACTCTCTGCCCTACCAAGTCATCTAGTTGAAAATTTAGTGACGTAATTGTTTCGCCATCCGCATATGAAGACCATGCCCCGTCTTCCATTTGTGTCTTAAAGTCCGAACCTGTTTTTAGTATGCTTTCTACGTTAGCAATAGTGAAGCTAGGGCGATTCATAGCTCCCCCTGTTTTCTGCTCAACATCGTCCATTTCTACCGGAAGAGCTACATAAGTATGCCCATCAAAGATTAAATCCTTAGAAGCGGTGCCATTATCTAAATCTTTTCCTGCATGAAAATATAACACGTTAGCATCAGCAACAGCTCCTCCAGCTATAGCCTCAGAGGTAACAATACCTAGAGTTAGCTCAAAAAGGTCTAATATTGCGCTTGCAATCTCTAATTGCTGTGAATCTGTTACTATTAAATTATTGCTCATGGTTCATAAACTCTGTCAAAGGTTGCGGATATACTCGAACCTTGCAGGTTCGAGTATGATTGTGACCAGTCTGAGCATACTACCTTAACAGTAGTTGCGGGACTACCCCCACTGTCGTTAGTGGAGGAGTTGTGGTCTGGGAAGGTAAAATTAAAGGAGGTAACCCCCTTCTTAGAAGTAAAAAACGCAGTTATATCATCTGCCTCGGCTTTGGGTCTATTTGAGAAAGTAACAGAGAAATTGTCCTGTATAGAATTTAGTCCGTCTGCTATTCTTTGCTGATACCCATCCCCAAACTGTGCGGTCCTAACTCTAGTACTAGAACTCCTAGACAACCCCCTATCTGGAACAACTTGTCCACTAATTCCTGGTACTGTGAAGCCTATATCTGCCATTATGATACTCCGTAGGGACTAAGTATTCCGCCCGATCTTTTTTGATGCTGTAATTCCTGCTGTACTGCACTAGCTACCATCTGTCCTATAGCTCTGGCTTGACCGGAGTCGCCTTGTGTCTGAGCCTGCCCTCCACCTTGGCCGTCCATAGAAACATTTACAACTACGTTATTATTTTGTCCTCCTGCACCGTTTAAAGTCACAGGAATACTGCGATTATCAGGAAGGGGAACTACTGCTTCGTTGCCATGGAGAGTTGCTGCATATCCTGCTTGTGCACCTCTTGCCATGCCGCCTCTTGAGAAATTGTTTTTCTTCGAAGAATAGCCTCCTGCTGCGTATCCAGGACCAAATCTTCCTCCTTTCTTTGCTATCGCCATGCCCCCTCCACCACCAATTGCAGCGGTAGGGTCTACGGTGGTGCCTCCTTTAGCTCCAAATAAACTAGGCATAGCACTTTGTAACATTTTAAGTACTAAAGCCTCCATTATCATTTTTGCTATTAATTTAAGAAAAGACGCTGCCATATCTGCGAAAGCAGCTTTTGCACTTTTAGTGCCATCAACTATTGCCATAAAAGCGTTTGTCATACCGCTTTGTATACCATCGGCTAGCTCACCTCTTTTTCTCTCCATTTCAGTTAACTCAAATGTTGCTACTGCTTGATCTCCCAAGCTTTTAATTTGTGCCTCACTATAACCAGTTATAGAAGCTCTATTAGCTACATCTGCTTCGCTTCGTGCTGCAGCGGCTCCTCTAAATCCTCCCGTACCTTGTCGAGCAGTAGCGTCATCAAGTGTGGCCTGAGCTGCATCAGTTGCCTTTGCATACGATATCTGCTCGTGCAGCATGAGCTGATTTCTAAGGGATGCTTCAGTCTTACGATTAGATTCGGCTTGTATGCCTGTAGAGCCCTTAACCTCGTCTGTTATTTGTTTGTATATCTCTTTATTATCAAAGAAGCCAAGCAGCCCTCCGGCCTCCGTTTTTGCGATATCCATCCTAGCTTTCATTTTCTTAGCAAACTGTTCTGTTTCTGCCTTGTTAGTAATTGCAGTGTTAGCTGCTGCGACGCGAATCCTAGCCTTGAAGTCTGCGGTTGTCTTGTTTCTTATATCTGTAATACTAGCATCGCTACCTCCGCTTAATGCTTTCGCATTATTTAAGGCTTTATTAGTTGAGAATGCTTGTCTTTCTAACATTACTCTTGCAGACATAGCTGCTAGACGGGCCCTTTCTATCACTAAGGCCTCGCCTTCCAGGTCTATACCTTCTTGCCGGAACTTATTCTCTACTCTTGCATGCTCTAACCGTTTTTTATGTAAATCAACAGATTCTTGGGTGGAGGCTTCATTATCTTTCCCTTCTGCAAGTCGTCTCCCTTCTTTAGCATCTGCCAGTGCGTCTTCTGCAGCAATTACTTTCTGGCTGGAGTTAAATCTTTTCTCCTCAAGATTGAAGAGTTTACCTTCTATAGTTATACCTTTCGCTCTATTTGCTGCAAATTTAATCTGGCTATCAAGCTTCTTGTGTTCTCTAGCTATACGTCGGCTCTCTTCCGCTTTTAATATTGCGTGCTCTTCCGTTAGAGTAGCTAGCCGCTCCTCTAAAAGCTTCTGCTCGTCGGTACCACCCCCTATAGTTTTCACTCGTAGGTCGTATTGTGCCTTGGTTGAAACGCCCTCTTTTTCCAACATTGCTATTCGCGCAAGGTGCGC